GTTTAAAAAAATTAAGAAAACCTTTAAAACCGATTTTACTAAACACACTTTTCCAAAAAAAACACTTGCCTTTTTCCCTATATCCACGATATAGTATCTACATCGCAACGTTATATTCTATTCAATCTCTCCTATATAATTTCGTACACCGACAATTGATCCAATTGCCGATACTTGCGTCTCGATCGCCGGGATAGCGCATGCTGTCAGTTCCACCGTTTTTTAAGTCAGGGACTAGAAACTTTAAATCGTGAGCGACCGCTTGTCCGTGTGTCAGCACGTGAGAATCTCGCACGGCGTTATCTTGCATAGTTACCCAGAATTTATTTATATTGGTTATTTGTTCGTTTTTTATAGTTAGCTCTGCGCCTTCTTCTGCACCTTTGTTGATTCCGCCATGTATGATAGATAAACCAGAAATTACCGCCCTGCTTACACTCCGATCTTTAGCTTCGTCCATCACTTTTTTGATAAATGCTTCAAAATCGTTGAACTCTTTTGCGTTCTTTTCTGATTCTTGATATTTTTCTAGCAACCAATCGACTGTTTTTTTTGTTGTTTTCAGCATCGCTCTAGCGGATTTGGTAGCTTGGATATGTGCAAACTCTTCAAAATTTTGTTTCAAATCTGTCAAGAATTTATCTATATTATCTTTTTTTGTCCAATTCGCTTTTACAAACGTTTTCATCAATCTCAAATAACCGGCTTTAAGCGATTTATTAAAACCGATATACGAAATTTCATATAATTTTTCTTGATGAGCTTCCCAAATATCGTTATTAATATATCGTTTTTCTCTATATTCTGTTATAGCCGCCCTTTGAGCTCGATTAAATTCTACTTTTAATTTCGTTTTGATATTTTTTAATAATAATTCGATTAGCTCGGAATGCTCTTTGCGTGCTTGTTTGACCGTTTCATTCTTTTTTTTAATTGTCATAAATTATTTGTGCTATTTTTTTTGCTTCTTGATAGGATTGTCCGTCCTTCATCTCGTTAGCTATATATTCATTCATTTCAGGCGTTATTTGTTGCTGTTTTTTAGGGATTTCGTCTTCGCCGTCTAGCGGCTCGAAGCTCGTCATATTCCGCTTCTCGTTATTCGTTATATAATTTATAGAATTAATTTTTTCCATTAATCGTAATTTCGCCGTTTGCATGACTTTTGTGTGCGAAAAATCGCCCTCTAGCAATAGATTTGAGCCATACAGCGGTACTAATTCTAGATTAAGATCGTCAATAAATTCTTCGGCTAAGGGCAAAACTTGATCGTGGTATAGCTGGTCATAAGCGGCATTCAGATTATCATATTTTGTCTGTTCTGTGTTCAACATCTCGATAGGGATCCCGAAAGCTAATGCGATCTCATGCGTCGCTTGTTTTTTCATTTCGATAAATTCAGCATCTTTTGAATTTGTCGAAATTTGACGCCAAGTCATCCCTCCTTCTAGAACTAGCGGTTTCCCAGCTTTTGCAGGACCTGTGAATTTATCTTGTATCTCTTTTTTGAGCCTTTCAAAAGTTGTATCGTGAAGTTCAATGCCTGCAGGTACTTCCAGAACCCCGCTAGGTCTTGCTCCATTCTTTAGAAAATTGTAACTCCACTTTCCAGCCGCATTATGGGTATCTATCGAATACGATGCCGGAACCAGCGGTGACAAGCCGTGATGGTCATCGTCGGGATTAATTAACATGCCATGCAGGATATTAGATTTCCCTATAACAGTAACTTGAAATCGGATATGTTCACCTCTATCTGGGTTATAGCCATAAGCTGCATTTAAGCCGTTGTTCCCTTCAGTTATCGTTATCCAATCAGGTCGCAAGGCTCGTAGAGCTAATGGGATAGTGTTGTTATATAGCCCTGTGCGATCTTTATATACTTTTTCGATATAATAATTTCCATAGATTAATTTTTGAGTCATAATTCGATTAATAAATGCAGTTTTGTTCATGTTCGGGTAAGGGGCTTGTAGTAGCGTTAGAAGTGGATGATTAAAAATCTCAGAAATTATTTCGCCTTTAGAATTAGTTGAATATAATCGATATTTCATACGTTTTATTTGATCAGATATAAGGGTAATTGCTCGATAGACTATTATGTTCTTTATATAGCCCTCGATTGCGTATTTCGGGTCATCGTATTTTGTCGAAATTATGGAATCTTGATTCATCAAATAATATGAGACCGACATGTTAGCGTTTTTTTCTTTTTTCTTACCTAAAAATGGAATAAAATTTAAAATTTTCAATTGTTTTGCCCTCACCTTGTTTTTTAAAATGTTGTGTTATTTTAATATTAGCATAATTCAATTACGATCTTAAAAACTTCTGATTCCGATATGCCTATGATTTTGGGATAATTCAGCCAAACCCCAGATAGCCGCATCAAAATTGCCTGGCGAATCGCCTTCTCCTACGTACGTTGTTAATTGTAATTCTAGTTCAGGGAACCGCCCGACATGGTGGACTCGTCCTTCCTCATACAGAGCGGCTATCGGCTCGGCTCGAACTAGCTTACCTCTAGTCGCTCGAACCAACTTGACCGGCACTGTCCTATCTATATTTTTAATATTCATTTTGACGAGATCACCGCCTTGGTTCGATTCGGCTATTATATTATCAGCTTCAAAGTTTTTATAATTTGCAACAGCTATTTTTCCCCATTCTGCCGGGCTCAATATTGCGGTAGCGTCATGCAGGATATAGAATTCATTATTAAAATCTTGTCCTACTACCACGATTCCGCATGTGTCTTGCTTGCCCGAACTTGAAACGGAAGGGTCTACCGCAACAACTATTCTTTTCAATTCCGGTTTCTTGAAAACTCGGTAAGGATCTATCATTGTCGATTGCTTCCAAAGTGCACCCGAAATTTCGGAAGTCGCATGTCCAAGGAAAATATTGTCATATTTGATAGGGTTATTCTTTTTACAATTTTCAGCAGCATCTATAAACGATTTATTCAAATTTTCTAGGTTGTCTAGATATGTCGTATGTATATACAATATGTTATTTTTATAGCCATTGAATCCTTCAGGCACATTTTGCTCGGTGAAAAATCTTTTTATTATCCAATGTTGATCAGAGCCCTTATTCATCACGATTATGACTAGATTCTTTACACCTTTTTGACGAATTGATAAATCGATTTTGTCAAAAATCTCTTCATTCACTAGCTCTTCCGCTTCGTCTAAGACCCAAACGGTTATCCCTTGTATCGATTTCAAAGACGCTGTTTGGTTGCCGGAACTGGTTTTTATACCTCGAAAAAGAATTTCGTTATCAGTTTTATTATTGACGATTTCCTTTACTTTCACATCAAAAACGGCTTCTAAGCCCAACAATTCTATCTTTTCAGAAAATTCAGGAATAATCGAAATATGGGCTGCGGTCATTGTGTATCGAGTGAATAGAATTTTATGTTTAATATTCGCACATAACAACGTGTTCAAGAAAGTTGAAACAGAGAACGACTTTGCAGAACCACGCCCACCTGTGATTATTATGTATCTTGCTTTTGCATTTTGGAATAGCGGTTGATATTTTTCGTTTAGGTTGATTGCCATAGGCTTGCTAGAGCGAAAAGTAAAGCGACCGGTAGCACTAGTTTAAAAAACATTTTTATTAGCTCTATGAGGAAGCATGGCTTCCTGTACGGTCTGTATGAGTCACTATCAAGATGCGAAAAACAAGTCCCGTCAGGACCGGCGTACTTTTTAAACCGATTTTTGGTTCGTGACTTGTAATGTTTTCGGATTAGAAAATGTTTATTTAGAATCATCTTTTTTATTTTTCACAAAATTGATAATAGGAGCGATCGGTTGTCCGGCGGTTGTGATATCTATATCTTGTTTCGAGCCGCTCAGCCGGTTCAGCTCATCTTTTGTGCCGATTAGCTTGTAGAAAGCTATTTGAAGGGTAGCCGAATCGGAATTGAACCATTTTTCCCGCATAAGCTGTTTAAATTTTATTCTATTTTTATTAATTAAATCGATAATCTCTTCATCTTCATCAAACTCATATTTATAAAAAGTCGTTCTAGAAATGCCTATATAAGAAGCAACTTCCGATATATTTACTAATTTATATTTTTTTATAGCTTCTATTATTTGTTTTTTTAAATCTGCAGGATTTTTCATTTTATTTAAAGATTTTAAAATTGTTCATAATGTTCAAATTTTTCATTAAAACTCCATATCCTCAAAACTCTCTCCGCCCAGCATAGAACCACCTGAAGATTTTTTAGCATTATAACTTATTTCGATTCCAGCAACTCGCACTATATCTCTTATTATCGCTGTTGTTTCAGGTATCACTATTTTATTTTCTTTTTCAAATGACATCGCAATATCGAGCCTTTCAAACAGCTTTTTTGTCAGATTTTCTTTTATTTTTTGTTGTTCTTTATTTATTTGGCTATCCTGCAAGGCTGTTAATTCCCTTCTCAAAAGCCCTTAGAATACGCATAGACCCGATCCCAAAAGCATCTGTCTTATTCGCCCCCGTGCATTCATTTAAACCGTGTATGATATTGTGACACTTATGACAAAGGACATGTATTATTTTTTCATTCATAATTAATTGATAATTGTAATATTTGGAAACTGGGATAATATGGTGACAAACCAATTCACTTGTTTTTTGTTTTTTTGCACCGCATTGTCGACATTTTAGACCCGCTTGTTTTTTTAAATTAATAGCAAATTTCAAATACCTCGCCATCAATTTATATTTTTGTGGGTTTTGGTCTCTTCGTTCCATTATTTTTAGCTTATCATATATAAAAAATAAGTCAAAAAGAGCTAACCGCTGTAGCAAAACGCCACACTTTACACTTTTTTCAGGCAAAAAACCGGCAAAAAAAACCTAGTGTAGCAAAATACCACACCTCAACCCCTCATTTTGGTAAAGATCCTTTACAAAACTATAGCAAAACGCATCACTTTTTTTGCAAAAGTAGCAGTATGCCACACTTTTTTTAAAAATAGTAGCAAAACGCCACACATGTAAAAAACCTTTACATCAGCTTTTAGGTAAAACATATACTTCAAACCGCTTCTAATAGAATCCTTTTTCCAGCCCCTTATTTTCCGTCATTCTTGATGAAAACGTCGCATACCGACATAAACCAAACGCTCAGCTCAAGCTCAATTCATTAAAAAACAGTGTATTTTGGCACAAAAAATGTAATATATATACTATAAAGGGTCGGAAAGGAACAGAAAAAAGCTTGACACCGACAAAAGCTTGTGTTATTATTAAAGTATAAGGAATCAAAGAGGTAAAAAAAACGCAAAGGAGAAATAAAAATGGAAACTATCAGATTTGAAAAAAAGGGTTTTGAGTTTGAAATAAGCATAAATGAAACAAATTGTACCGCAAATATAACACACGCAAATATAACAGCCCAAGTCTATACCTTAAACTCAAAAAGACATGGTTGCTGGATCTATATTGTTACAGATTCAAAAATTATTTCAAAATTGTCTTCTGGAAATCATTATGACCTTCAAATTGGTCACGAATCAGCCGAAAAAGTCCATAATCTATTACAAAAATTACAACAAGAGAAAAAAGAAGAATTATTAAAAAAAGCAAAAACATTAAAAATAGTTGGGCTAGAATACACTATCGGATGTGACGCTGCCAACGATTATAGTTTTATTTATAATGATAATTCCGATCCAAAAATCGTTTCTGAGCGAAGAGCTTTAGATTCTCAATTATTAGAAGAAATTAAAAAATTAAATTTGTCTGAATTGGGCGAAAATTGGGGTGCTGAAGAGCTAGAATCAACTATGATGACTTATGGCGGTTACATTTTTAATCAAGAACAAATTCAAATAATTCTTGAAATGGTTCATAAAAATAACCAAAAAGAAAAAAATGAAAAAATTAAAGCTGAAAATAACCAAAAAGAAAAAATTTCAAAATTGATCCAAAAAGCCAAAGAAACAAACGAACCCCAACTATATAGCACCTACATGGACGACTGCAACGACCCCGAGGAAGATTGTAGTTTCGATTCAATTAATATTTATATCGATTCCGAAGGCAACTATACAGAACGAAGATTTCACTGCCATTAACAAATTTGAAACCGCTCGATATTCGGGCGGTCTGTCGGGGCTGATCGTCCGGCACTGAAGAGATAGATCGAAAAATAAATTGAGAACAAACCCAGCTTAGTTTTTAAAAAAAAACAGGTTCTGCAAAATATTCCAATTATATTTTTCAAAAAAACACGCAAAGGAGCAAGAAAAATGGAAACTATGAAAAATACAGCTATAAAAGCTCTAGAAAGTCTCGAAAAGAGAAAAAAATGCACTAAAAAAAGTATTGAAACTTTATATGCTATTTTTGAAAATTTAAACACAAAAGTAGACTCAGAACACCCAAATTTGAGCGGGAAATATGTAACTTTTGAAGGGCGAGTTGACCTCACCAACGGAAAAGAAATTTTCATTGAACGAGACGAAGGATACAGGCTAGTTCAG